TTATTAAAGCTTTCATATCTTTTCAATTTTCAAAAACATGCATTGGCATCAAAAATGTATTGCCTCCTAGAGCCAAAATATTACACTTTTGTTGAAAATTATTCTCTACAAAAACCCCATGACACAAATTAGCCTCAATTTTAGAGAGAACTTGCTCAAAGGTCATAGTAGCAGATCTGTCATTGACATGCAACGTGGCGGCCACTGCTGTAGCCCAAGGATTTTCCTCCTTATCTCTAGCTTCGATTTCGGCGACGTTTTCTGGAACCAGCGCTGATTGTTGTAGTGCAACGGCTGTCCTAAGAACACTAGTAAACTTGTAAATAACACCAGCGATGGCGCACATACTAATAAACATTTTAGTCTTACTTTCGCGAATCGATCTAAAAATTTCCATAGTCGCATCCCTACGAGCTAAAAGATCATCCATACGATCATTCCTCCATTTAGCCAACAATCCTCCATACATGAGGGCGTGCGAGCTTAACAAAACTCCACCACACACAAATGAATGGATACAATCTAAGAAATAACACACTGCAAACATCAAAGTGAATGATAATCCAACTACCTTACGAACGCGCTTTTCATATAAAAGGAAGGTCCTAATATTAATAAGCATGTAAATAGTAGAAATTAATCTGTTTGTAAAACACCATGTGGGAACCTTTCCTAAAAAATTGGATAATCCAGCTCCCATAGAATCAAATTGTCTTCTAAGAAAGTCAAAAGTTTCTTCGAGCGATGCTTGTTTTTCATCCTGCTCCTCCCGCATTGTTTCGACATACAGACCCGAAAACAATGGAAAACAGTTGACAGGAATCTTATCTCTAATCTGTTCAAGTGCATGTAGATAATCCACATCATCAGTGGTGTCATCGGAATTATTACTATTATTATCTTCGTTTTCCTCAGTTTGCGAACAATCACAGCCAGCAGCAGAAGGGAAGTAACATATCGGACAGTGGGCGTTAGACGCTTTCTTCTTAGCCAACGCTACACGCCAGCCACATTTCTGGCTATCACCTTCATCGTCGCTGTCATCGTCACTATCACTATCGTA